ATAGTTTTTGTTTTAACAAAGGTAGTAAGTCTTTCCAAGATTCCATTATTTTTTCTTCTTTTTAGATTTACCGGCTTCTGAAAGAGCAATTGCAATTGCTTGTTTTCTAGATTTTACTACAGGGCCTTTTTTGCTTCCTGTATGTAATTTACCTTTTTTAAATTCTCTCATTACTTTTTGTACTTTTTTCTCTGCCTTTTTCATGACTATTTCTTTTTGTTCATTTTCATGTTGTCTAATTTTTTCACAGAAGCCATTCCTTTTTTAGAAGAGCTTTTCTTTTTAGAAGCTTTTCCACCTTTAGAAAATCTAACTTCTGATCTTAATCCGTAATCGTTTCTCATTTTTTTACTCCGTTTGTTTTGTTTGTGTTTATAATATCTGTAGCCTTGATTCCATATACAGCTGCTACGACTGAAATCCAGAGGCCAGTTATCCACCAAGGCATACCCTGTAATTTCTCAAAATACAAGTCTAATTTTTGACCAATTTTTTCATCTTCTGCAAATACAGAATACGCTAATAAAAACAAAGGAGAAGATAACACTAATAAAATAAATTCGTCCTTCCAATCATTTTTCTGTGCTTCAAAAACTTTACCGGTGTATTCAATTTCCCCACGCGCCATTTTTTCTGCATGTAATAATGCAGCATCAGACATGGCTTGTTTTGTTTTTTGTTTATTGGAATAAATAGAACCAGCAGTCTTCACTGCCATTCCTAGCAGGCTTAACCACATACTAATACCAGGTAGCTTTTTTGCTTTTTGCTTTCAACATACGTTTAGTACCTTTAACTTCAACAGTCTGTGACTCTTGATCGTTAGTAGACTCAACATTAATACCGCCTTGTTGGTATCCGTCTTTACCTACACCTAATTCTTTTTCAATTTTTGGTGCGTTTACGTATCCTGAACCTTTTTGCCAATCTTTGCTCATATTTTTCTCCTAATTAAAATTTATTATAACTAAAATTTCTTAAAATTTCTACCAAAATCATTAATTTTGCTAGCTTGGGCCATTTGTTGCTTTGCTAATGACACTCCGGCACGTAATCCAGCTAAATCTTCGTTCTGTTCTAGCTTTTCTTCGTGTTGTTGTTGGTTCATCATAGCTTTCATCTTGTCTATGTTGATTTTTTCTTGTCCTTCTTCCTCTTTTCTAGAGTTTTCTTCGGCACGAAGGTCTAATTCTCTTGCTTTTAGTTTCAATAATGGGTCACCACCAAACTCACCACTAATATTTTGTTCTTCTTTAGCATAATCTGCTGTTAATTCTGCAATCAAAATAGCTTTTCTAGACTCAATAGAGTTTGTAATTTGTTGTAATCGTCTTTGGGCTTGCATCATCTGTGGATTATTCATCATTCCGGCTGCCATAGCTGGATTCATTGCACCTGCTTGTTGCATTTGCATTTGTATTTGATTAGCTTCTTGTAATTCTTGGACAAATTCTAATTGCACTTGTTCTTGAGCCATTAAACTAATGTGTTCTAAAATATTTTTTTGTAATGCAGCTAATATCGGTGGATTATTTTGTACCATATTTAAACCCATAAAACCTAAATGCGCATCAATGTGTGCTTTGTGATCTTGTCCTGGGAATGCTTGAAAAGGTTTCATACTCATAGACATAATATGTTCTAATGCTGGATCCATTGGCATCGGTTGTTCTGGTGGAGGTAAAATAGCATTAATATTTTTAACTCCGATTGCTTCATACATAGAACGATACGCTTGATATAAATTATGAATTTGTGGATTCGATTGTGCTAATTGTAATTGTGTTTGTGCCATAGAAATTCTTTGTGTTTGAGAAAAGATATTTGGATCGGCAACTGGTAATACATCAATACGATCATCAAAGTCAGCGACCTTGATATTTTTTTGTGCACCTGGAACATCGTAAGGATATTCAGGTGGCATGTAAGTTTTAAATACTTCCGATAATAATTTAAATTCATTTTTTAAACCAACGTATAATCGTTTGTGAATAGCAGACATTACCCGCGATCCGCGCTCCAGAAGCGCTACAGTCGTACCGACGGCCGCGGCTTGGTTCATATCACCCACTTGTGAGTCAGCGATGGCCGCGAAGCGTTGAGCGCTTTGCACACATAAACCCATAAGTTGTAATAAAGTTGCATCTGGTCCTTTAAAAGGAAGTTGCATAAATGAATCTCTGATGTTTCCACCAGGTGCATCTACATCTCTAAACTCTCCTGGTTGTAAAGGTTGTGCATCATCTCTTACTCTAATACCTCTAGCTTTAAATCCAGCTGGTAAATTAGCTAATGTTCCTGCATCTAATAATTGTCTTAATGCAGCAGTTGCTGTTCTAGATAATCCACCGATCATGTGAATTAAACCAAAACCATAAAAACCTAAACCTGGTAAAAATTTAAAATGTACAAAATAATTGATTCGTTTTTTCAACGGATCATTAGCTGCATAGTTTCTTCTAATAGATAAAATTTTATTGGTAGCTTCATCTATTGTTACGACATAGGGAAGTTTAATTCCAGTGGGCTCACCATCTTCAGGATTCACATCTTCATATCCTGGTAGATCTAAATTAACATGCATTTCCAATAAAGTATAAATTTCATCTTGACCATTTTGGGAAATGCCTTCTAGTTGTAATTCTTTTTCTTTTAGTGGATCTTCTTTCACCGCAGGTTCTCCTAAATCTATATCTTTATAAAATCCTGCTACTTGTTGTTTACGTAAATCATTTTTAGAAATTTTTACTAAATGAATAACAGCTTCTGCATCATCTAATGAGTTTGCAGAATAAGGAACTACAATATCCTCGGCAGGTATAAATTTGGACACAGCTCTGCCTAATAGATCATCATAATAGACTTTCTTAAAGGCAGAACCGGACAGGGGTAAATAGAAAAGCATTTGATCAAACTCTGGTTCATATTCTTTCATCTGATCCATGATTTGATAATTCATAAAATCTTTTACACGATTTGCTTGGTCTTGTTTTTCTGCAGTGACGTCTCCTAAAATTTGAACTCGGACTGGACCTTCTGCAGGTAATAATTCTTTGTATGCTTGTGCTTGAAATTGTGTAACAGCTTCTGCAAGCACTGGGTGAGTTACTCCAGATGCTCCTCTAAAAGGTTCTGTTCTTTTTGTATATTTGAATCCTAATAAATCTAAACCTTCTCTATAACTTTCTTCCCAATCTCCTCTTGATTCTTTGTATTCAGCATACTGGTCAAATAATTCTGCACCAATAGGATCTAATACTCCGTCTTCTAAAAATTCTGCTAAATTGTCATTTTGGTCTTCACCACCCTCCATAGCTGCAACTTGTGGGTCAAAAGAAATTTCTGCTCCTCCGTCTTCGTCCATTTCTATTTCAACGGGACCACCTTCAGATTGAATCTCTTCAATCTTCTGTTCTTGTTCTTGAATGATTTCTTCTTCGCCTGGAATTTCTACAGTTGTTTTTGTATTGGGTAATGCGTCGTCTATCTGTGCCATTAATTTATTCTATATGGTTTTTTTGATTGTTTCAACACCTTCTTCTACCTCTGTATTACCAGGGGTTTCTTTAACTGTCAAACTTTCTATTAATTGTTTTACCATAGTATTAGATTGTTTAGGTCCTTCTAAAGGTTCTGGATTTTCATCCGCCCATTGTAATAGTTCTGCTTGAGTTACAGGTTCATCATTAGCAGTATTCACAAAATAACCTAATGTTTCATTGTATTTAATATCCATTATATTCTCCTAGTAAACAGTGAAGCCATTCCCATGGTGTTGTCTACTGAACCGCCGTTTGCAAAACTACCTTCTGTGGCTGTTAAATTTGTAAATGGAGTTTGTTTAAGATATTCTTTATAAAGTGTTTCCGCATCCCAATAAGATCCACCGGTAGTTCCCTCTACTGGTAAATTAAATCGATTAATATAACTCTCATCTGGTCTTACATATTTAGAATAATCAGGTAATCCAGATGGATTAAAAGTTCCACTATTTAATTCTTTTAATATATTTGGATGTTGTAATATATCCAAAAAATAATTAAGAGGCATGTAATTAGTAGGTCCATCCGCCAAAGTATTTTTTGCCATCATTTGATTCGCTAATTCATCTCTTGCTTTTTGAAACTCTTGATCCGAAGTAAAACCAGCTGCTGTTAGATCTCCACCAGGAGCAAGTATGTTGCTTGCATTATATACTTCTTCACTAACTGGGACACCTTGTGTACGCAGTACATATTGTTCGTATGGTATCGATGGTTGTTGAGATAGTTGTTGAGATGGTTGTTGAGATGGTTTTAAAAATTCTGATTGTAAAGATATTTCTGGTTTATATTCTGTAGGCTTACTTCCAAACGCTCCACCTTTAGAAATAAATTTACCTAAACCA